TCAGGCTTCGACGGTTCGCATCAGGGTTGCCAGCTCATCCTTCACTGACTGTACCTGCGGGCCAATGACGACCTGCAAATTGTGTTGATTTAACTGTACCACGCCGATAGCCCGGTTAGCTTTAAGTGCGTTGGTATCCACTTTGGACATGTCCGCCACCGACAAACGCAGGCGGGTGATGCAGTTATCCAGAGAGGTAATGTTATCCGCACCGCCCAGCGCCGCCAGAATAGCCGGCGTGTTATATCCGGATTTCCCAACGGTACCGGCCACTGCCTGTTCAACGCTGGTGGCCGTATCGGTATCGCGGCCAGGCGTTTTCAGGTTAAAGCGGGTGATGGCGAAGCGGAAGATCCCGTAGTAAACCGCGAACCAGATGGCGGCCACAACCGGCACCAGATACCACTTGGTGGACAGGCCGTGCAGGATACCGAATACCACGAAGTCAATCACGTTACCGTCGGTGTTACCGATGGTTACACCGAGCACAGCCATCACGGTAAAGCCCAGGCCCGTCAGTACGGCGTGGATGAGGTACAGCACCGGTGCCACGAACAGGAACAGGAACTCGATAGGTTCTGTTGTACCGCCCACCACGCAGGCAATAACGCCGGAGATCAGAAGGCCTTTAATTTTATGACGATTTTCCGGACGGGCACAGTGGTACATCGCCAGCGCAGCGCCCGGCAGGCCGCCGAGGAAGGCAGGCATTTTCCCCTGAGAGAGGAAACGCGTCGCACTTTCAGAGAAGCCGTGCGTGGTCGGGCAGCTCAGCTGGGCCTGGAAGATGGTCAGCGCGCCGCTAACGGAATGACCGCAAACGTCCATAGTACCGCCTGCTTCAGTAAAACGGATCAGGGCAACCAGGATGTGCTGTAAACCAAATGGCAGCAGCAGACGTTCACCCGTACCGAAAATCATCGGGCCGAAATCACCCGCGCCGTTGATAATGCGGCCAATTCCGGTGATCCCCATGGCAAAAACCGGCCAAATCAGAGGGATGATCAGACCAAACAGACCCATCACAACCAGCGTAATGATTGGCACAAAGCGGGTGCCGCCGAAGAAGGCCAGCGCATCGGGCAGGCGGATGTTATGAAAGCGCTCGTGCAGCATCCAGATAATCACTCCCGCGATCACGGCTCCAAGGATCCCGGTATCGATGGACTGAATTCCAATCACGCTCTGAATGTTATTGGCTTTCAGTACCGCCGCGTCGGTCGTGGGCAGGATCCCTTTGGCGGTCAGCCAGAAGTTAACCGCAAGGTTCATGACCGCATAGCCAACGAAGCCCGCAAACGCCGCCACGCCTTTGTTTTCGCGCGCCAGACCCAGAGGAATGGCGATACAGAACATTACCGGCAGGAAGCTAAAGGCAAAAGAGCCGACCTTGCTCATCCAGATGAATCATGATTGAAGTGATATTGATATTTAAAATCAGATACTTGAGGTTATGCGGTTTTTCTATGGGGCATCAGTGGGGCATTTTGAGTAAAAGACGCGTTCAAAATGCCCACCTGGTCATGGTTATTCTCGGTCATCCATTTACCGTAAACCGTGAAGAGCATTTGCGCTGACGAATGGCCCATCTGGTGCGCAACGAAGTTTGGATTCGCTCCAGCTACCAGTGCCCAGCAAGCATATGTGTTTCTGGTTTCATAAGATCGTCTTTGCCGGACGCCTGCACGACGCAGGGCAGTGCGCCAGGCCGAATTAATAGACCCGGGAACGTAGCACATTGTCTTCTTGCCGTTCATTGAAGTAATGGACGGGGAGAATATAAAGGTGCATTCGTCAGTTCTCTTTTTCTTGTATTCCCGTAGGCTGACGCTTACCTTGTGGGATGCCATCATTCTGGTCAGTGGCATTTGCGCCTTGAGGGCATCAATTGCTGGCTGGGTCAGCTGTATTGTTCGAATCCCGGCGTTGGTTTTTGGCAGGGTGAAGTTTCCCTTCAGGGAATAGTTCCGTGACACTGTAACAGTCCAGTTGACAGTATCCACATCCTCCCAGGATAACGCGCTTAGTTCGCCATGCCTGACGCCTGTATTTACCGCAAAGATAACCATATTCTGAAACTGTAGCGTTGGGCAGGCCGCAACCACTCTCTGATACTCATCAGAAGTAAGAGGATCTGGAATGGGTCTTTCTTTTGCGAGAGGGGTAATACCTGCCATCAGATCGGTTTTCAGGTATCCACTTTTGAAAGCAAAGCCAAGCATCCCGCCAAGACATGCCATATAACTATTGACGGTAGGAACGCTTCTTCCTTTTTTGGGTGGATGATTCAGTCCATGCCTGGTTTTCTGCCAGCCGTTCAGTAGCTCCTTCCTGGCGCTAAGGATATCTTCAGTGTTCAGGCTGCCGATGTACCTGTGCTCACCAATAGTTTCGATGGTTGTTGTGAGGTGGCAATCGTAACGCCGCAAAGTCCCGAGACTAAGCTCCATCTCCTTAAGTCCGAGCCATTTCGATTTCAGTTCAAGTAGGGAGATTTGCTTTCTGACAGTGCTGAATTTCTCTGCGTTCGATGAATCCGGGAATTGTGAGGCATAATTGAATGTGCCTGTCTTTATCGCAAAGCAGACTGAAGCCCGAAGCTCGCCTGCCATTTTCCTGTTTTTTGGCGTGTCAGGAACGCCGAGATTTTCCCTGACACGCTTTCCCTGATATATGAACCATATGCGTAACGATTCGCCATGAACCTCTACGCCTGTTGGGTATGCTGCCATAATCATTCCTCGTTTGATGTGCCAAAGGACATTTAAGCAGATATTCTCCGGCGTTTCGCTGGGCTTTGGTGCTCGATCCAGTGGTTTATCTCATCGCGGTTATACATGATTGGGCTGTTTTGCTTAGGTGCCATATCAGGGGCAACATGGCGATAATGCTTTCCTTCCATCCAGGTAGACCGGCGGGCATGCTGAATCATGTGCTTTGACATGCCGGTTGTCGCAGTTAAAAGTTCCTCTGTGACCCATTTATTCGGTACCAACTGAATAATGTCGCTCATGGTTTTCTCCAGGCAAAAAGAAGCCGCCCGTAGGCGGCAATAACATCAAGGGATGTGAGGCGGTGCTTTCGCACCCAATAGCCAGCTCATAACTGGCTATCAGTTGCGTCAGTCATCTTCGTCTTCGTCCCAGCCCTCGTCGTAATATGGCGAGGCGAGGAGTGGGTTTGTTGCGGAAAGTATTTCACCAGCGGCACCCTGGCGTTGAAGTCGACGAAGCGCTTCGTATAGCTCGAAAGCCTCGGTTCGCTCATCACCTATATCGAGGGAGCACGCCACTTTGTGCGCCTCGGTAACCAGGGTTGATAGCTGGTTTCGTATGTCCTGAATGGTGCTCATAATTCTCCTTACGCCGCACGCTGGGCGCGCAGCGATCTGTATTTATCGTGCTGAAAATTCGCCGAAGTGAGTTTCTTCACCTTTTTTTCTGGCCGCTATCGCATCTTCTTTTTGCTTGAAATATCCAAGGCTTTTCATTTTTCCGTTCACCTTGATGTGAGCTCGCCACTTTCCTCTTCTCTCCTCATAAGAAACTCCTGCGACACCGGAAGTGTTGTTTGATGCGACGGAACGATTCATGGTGTTTTGGAGTGGGGTTACTTCGCGTAAATTGCAGAATCTGTTGTCTCGAGGGTTTCTATTTATGTGGTCGATGTAACTTTTCGGCCAACTTCCAGTCATGAGAAGAAATGCTATTCGGTGGGCCTTAATAAGCTTCCTGTGCACTTGGATGGTGAGATAACCAAGTCTGTCAGTATTTCCTGCTAAATTACCGGCAGACTGATTTCCCCATTTGATCTTCCATCTAAACTCACCAGTTTCCGGATTGTAAGAAAGCAGTTTTTCTACCTCCTCACGAGTGATATCTGGCATCACACCCCCCTCTGCTTATTCTTCAACTCGATAACACCCTGGCAATCCGCGCACGTCTGGCAGCCGGGAACGGCAACGCGCCGCGGCTCGGGTATTGGTTCGTCGCATTCTTCACAACGCTCAGCTGATACGGCGTTACGGTTGAGCCGGTGAGCGGAAAGGGCAGCGTTACGCTGAAGCTCTTCAATCTCTGCTGCGGTGTCGATGATGTCAGCAATTTCGTGCTCTCCTGCGTTTCTTGGCGGCTCGACGCGCCGCTGCAATGCCAGTCTTCCCGCCGCTAACCGGGTAGCTATTTCCGGTACATAGAGAAGGGGGAATTTCTGCGATGCTGCACGGTTTAATCGAAGCCAGAGTGCCGGCCATGACAGCTAATGCTATGGATGTTCGTTTCATGGGTGCTCCCGGAACTGTCGGTTAATTCGGTTGAAGGTGAACGCCAGCAATAAAAAAGGAGCCTTAAGCTCCCTGGTGATTAGTGCTTTCATGCTGCACCGCCTTCATTCTTCTCGGCTTCGACAGCCATCTGCTCAAGCCGTCGAGATAGCTCGGCGGCCAGCGTCTGGAACTCCTCCTCTGTAGCTACCGGGATCGGCACAAAGCGAATCCCGATGTGTGCGAGGTTGTTGGCGATTTCGAGGCTCTTCCTCAAATCAACGGGTGAGGCTCTGTTCATGCGGCGCGTTCCTCTTCCTGGAAGATAATTTCCATTTCCAGCTTCTCGGCCAGGGCATTCTCCGCTCGGGCACCAGCGGAGTGCTCCCAGCCTTCAAGCATGTAGATAGCATCAGCACAGCGAAGCATTGCCAGGCAGATGTCCATGTACTCGCCCTGGGTTAATCCATCTGGTAGACGGGCGGGATTCAGAACAATATGGCCTTTCGACCAGAGATGAAAATGCGCATGGTTAAAAGCGGCGCGGTTAAAATTAGGTAGGCCGCTCATGGGCCCGGCAATATAAACTTTCACGATTCCACTCCGAAGCGGCGATTAAGCCGCCCTGTGTATACGACGAACTCCAGGAGGCTAACTCCCAGAGCTTCAATTTTCTTGTGATGCTTGTTGATGATGGGAGGCACCGTTTCGTTCCAGTTAGGCTTTGGCTTCTTGCGCATGGCCTGCTGGATTTCCTCGGTGCAGCGGCGGCAGGCTGCGCGGATGGCGTTGTCTGTTTCTGGCGTCATGCGGCCTCCCGGCGGGCGAGAAGTTTCGCCCCGAAAGCCATCAGCTCGTCCCGGTCCACAGTTGCGAAGTGGCAGTGTGTACGCGGGTACGGTCGCCAGATGATGAGCATCGACCCTTTGTTGTTGCCGCTTACCGGCTTACCGGTGACCGGGTTGATAAATGCCAGCCGCCCTGCTGTGATGAAGCGCACCTCGCTGGCTGTCTGGATAGCCTCTTTGAACCAGCCAACCGAAGTGTCTGCCGGCACCAGCATTACCGTGCCGATCTGATTGGCGCTCTCGGCGGCAGCCTTCTTAACGAACGGCGTGATGTCGCTATAAGGTGGGTTCAGCCAGACGTAGCCAGGAACATTCAGGTAATCAGCCCAGGGCGTTTCCAGCGTGTTCTGCTCGGCGGTGATGAACTTCCGGCACAGTGCGTTATGAGGCGCCGCGGCGGCATCAAGCTGGAAGCAGAACTCAGCATCAAGGGAAGCGAAGAGGGCTGGTGGAGTGCGCCAGAGGTCGCGCTGGTCGAGCGGTGTTTTACTCCCGCCATAATCACCATTCAACTTCTCTGCTGGCAGCGCTGCGGCGATGCGCTCACCAATCCAGCGCATTACCGGTACTGCCATGCTGTTGCCGATGGCTTTATATCGGGGCCCGTCCGGGCATTCAGCAGCATCCTTCCCGCGCCAGCCGATCAGAGTGTGATTATCAGGAAATCCCTGAAGGCGCTCGCACTCAATTGGAGTTAGGCGGCGAACTTGCATTCCATACGCAACACCATGCTGATCTGACTTAGTCAATGTGTAACCCACCTCTTTGCAGTAACCCGTTCCGTTACCGCCATTTTCTGGCGCGCGACCAATGGTATTACCTGCAATGGCTATCGCAGGAGGCTGGCCGCTATTGGCATGGCTTTTATCGTGGTTTCCTGCGCGTATCGTTGGCGATAAATCCGACGTCGCATCTGCGCCATTATCTTTGTAGCTAAATGCGATGCAGGCGTTTTCTTGTCCGTTGTTGCGGCCAAGTGTGTGCGCAAGTTCTCGGTTAATGTCTGGATCTTGAGTTCCATGAACGACATAAGTTTCCAAATCCTCGGCAGTGCTGTCGTTTTCTTTTGCAAGAAGAGTTCGGGAAACATCAGAGTAAGAATCTGATACGAGCCCGGAACCGCGCTGGCTAAACAATTCCTGATTACTAGCGCCGATTCCGCCAATATTGTTGGATTGATTCAGGGTTGGGTGGGGGTTTGCTGGGTTATCCCAGTGACTACCGACTTTAGAGCGTTCTCCAGCATTTCTGGCAATTTCCGGTTGCGATTCTCGGCGCGGCGGAGTATCCCGGCGCACGCTGTCGAGCTCAAAAAGTACCGCTGCGGGATCGAATCCTTTTCGAGCACTTGCGACAACGAACACACGGCGGCGTCGTTGGGCCACTCCGAAAAATTGAGCATCAAGGACGCGCCAGGCGATAATCCTTTCTGGTCCAGACACACAACCTGCGTGCGTCCATTTTTCCCCTGCTGGCTGCAACTCACTGCTTTCTCCGGCAAGTCCTGCCAGAAAGCACCCGAAGGCATTGTCTTTGCTGCTGAGCACGCCGGGGACGTTTTCCCAGACGATGATTGCTTCTGGATCACCGCGTTCGCGGCGCTTTGCGTCGATTGCATTGGCTAATTCCACATAAGAGAGAGTTAACTGCCCGCGGTCATCAGACAGGCCTTCACGTAAGCCGGCGATGCTGAATGCCTGGCAAGGCGTACCACCGACCAGAACATCAGGCGCTTCGACATCACCAGCGCGCACCGCATCGGCGATTTTGGTCATGTCGCCGAGGTTGGTTACTTCCGGCCAGTGATGGGCGAGGACTGCGGATGGGAACGGTTCGATTTCAGAGAACCAGGCAGGTTTCCAGCCGATGGGTTCCCACGCTTTACTGGCAGCTTCGATACCACTGCACACGCTTCCGTATTTCATGATGCACGCTCCGGATCGTTAACATCCCAGCCATTACGCTCAATATTGGTTTGCAGCCGCTTATCTCCTACCTCTTCAATGCAGCGGCCGGTAATCTCAGCGACTTCAGCGTTTGAGTGTCGCCACAGCAGCGCCAGCTCTTCGAGAGACCACGCTTTCATAGCACTGACTCCATTTCGTCGATGTAGAGGCCCTGAGCAATCAGTCGGCTACGGCGGGCGGCACGTGCTATGCACTCCTGCCGTCTACCTTCCTGCGACTGCTCTATTGCGCGCCGGGTGAATAGCCGCGATTTGCCCTGTGGTGTTACGACTTTTGGCTTCGTGACCAGGTCGAATGTCCGGTCGCAGATGCCGTCTTCGTTGAGCCATTTCTCAGTCTCAACGATCTGCGCTATCTGTCCGGAGCCGCGGGTAATGCCGTTGGCGACCCGGTTAAACTCAATCAGCGTTACGCCAAACTTCTCAGCGATTTCGCTGCCCGTTACCGGGCGGCCACGCGTCTGAATCATCCAGATAACGCGTTCACGGAGGCCGGAGAATTGTCCGGTACGCCCGGGCCTGCGATAGAAGGGTGTGCGTTTCATTTCCACTGCTCCCCGAACGTGAAGCCAATTTCCGCCAGCGCTTCGTCCATCTTCTCGATGAACTCCGGCACCATTTCGTTGAAATTGGTCATGTATTGCGGATCCCGCTCAACGACGACGTGGTGAATGCCTTCGCGTTTCATGCGCGGGTCGTAGTTGGCAAAGAACCAGGCTTCTTTCCCGGTCACCCACATGCTGTACTGCACCTGGGCCATGTACGCAGACTTGATGGCTTCGAAACCGCCAAGGCGGAATTTCATGAAGTCGCGAGAGGTGAAAGGGCATTTAAGCTCAAGGCCGAACCCATTACTGCACAGGCCGTCAGGGGAGCACGCGGTGCGCATGCTCTCGTCACGGAACAAGATCGGAGACTCCGTGACTTTCACGTCAGTGGTGAACTCGAAGAGGGTGCGGGCGTCTTCTTCGTACTGCTTGCCCCAGGCCAGCGCCTTGGCGTTAACCTCTGGCGCGACGCCGGTGCATACCTCGGCGAGCAGCGTGTGGAAGTAGGACATTTTCATGTCTGCCCACTTCTTGCCCGATCTTGGCTTGGATATGACGTTGTGCACTTCAGAGGCAGTAATGACGCCAAGGCGCAGCCGGTGCCACGCCTCATCGCCTTGCTGGATAGTAGTTACGTCGATACCGGTCCGGGCCAGGATAATTTCTGGTGTCATGCTGCCGCCTTTTGCCTGAGGAACCCGAGAGCCTTAACACCTTCCACTTCTGTTAGGTCGGCTGGCTGCGAGATAGGGCGTTTGAAAATGCGTGAACAGAGAGGGAGAAGATCGGCATCCCATGTCTTATCCAAAGAGACAAGCAGGTCGTTTATCTCTTTCTGCGTGGCTTCGCTAAGCGGCGTTATATCGCGCTCAGGCTGACGCTCTGCTGTAAAGTTGATACCTTCTTCGCCCTCGGTGTTAACGTGGTCTATGGCGGCGTCCAGGCGCTCACGGCGAGGCCAGTATTTTGCTGCCTGCTTTACGACTGTTTTGAGGATCATCTGTTCTTCGTCAGTGACCCATGGACACTTTTTACTGTTGTCAGATTTGTACTTCTTCCATGCTTCAGACCGGTCACGGATGGAGTAGATGGCATCGATGCGCATCGTATGGGTGAGGTAATCACCATCGTCAGTTTTTACCGTTACATACGCGCCTACGATGTCCCCGCGCTGCTCTTCAGTATCGAAGTCGTTGTAGATGTGGATCGGCGGCTTATCGAGCCCCTCGCGGCGGAACTGATCGTTTCTGCGAACAATTGCCGACTGGCACCACTTAATGGCGCCAGACTGCTGTGCAATATGCATCAGGCCCATGTAACTGATGTCGAGGCAAACTGCCCCTTTACGCGGAACCAGGTAAGCCAGCTTCTGAGCCGGGTTTAGCGAAATGCCGATGGCCGCAACGTTGACGATCGCGTTCTGCGTGCTGGTCTGGTTCTGGAATGCAACTTTCGCGAGGTAGTCATTGTTCTGAAATAGCTGGATGGCGAACTGGCTTTCCTTCGCCCACACCATCCGCTCGTCAGTGGCCGCCTTAATGAAAAGCGGCTCCTGTTGTTTGACGAAATCAACAAGGGTTAAGCTCATGATCACTCCTTAGAACGGGCAGGGCGCTTGGCGCTGCCATTCTTCTTCGGCACGGGCATATGCGCAGGCCGTTATGTATTCGTTGTATGCCTCTTCGGCCTTTTCTCCGATAAGCGCAAACTGGGCTTCCTGGGGCAGGAACAGGCTACTCATTTGCAGAGCATATTTCGGGAACATGGCGATCAGTTCTTTCGCCCGGTTGTCGATCCACATCTCCTTCTCGTCGGTGAGCTGCTGCTCAACCCAGCGCCGATCTTCGATTCGGTCGTAAGTGAGGTATGCGTTCATGGCTGAACTCCTGAAATTTGGATGTGCAGATCCCGCCCGCATTGAGCCAGGCCGATCGGTTGAATAGGGTGGTTAGTGCTGGATAGGGTTTCCGTGACCGTCCAGAAGAACGTCAATCACGCAGTCACTGAGGCGGATGATTTCTGCATCGGTGTGCAGGTAGACCCATTTACGCTCCTGAATGACTGCTGAGACGCGATAGGCCCGGCCTTCATGCATTGCCATCATCCCGGGCGTGACGCACTGGCGAATGAGCGGGGTGGTGCCGTAGTGGTTGATCATGCCTTCACCTCAACCTGTTCCAGGAGGTCAGCCAGCTTCATGTGCCAGCGGTTCAGCGTCAGCTTTTCACGCGGGTTCGATACCGACGTCAGCTGCCACTCGTTATCGTTGAGCTTTTTGGCTGTGTACTGCTTGCCGTTGTGGGTGACTGTCATCTCACACCACCTTGAATAAGAACCAGCCCATACCGCACACAATCAGGCCCACAATGGTTATTGCGGAAGACATGCGTACATGGTCAATGGCTAGTTTTGAAAGTGGCTGGCGATGCTCTTTTTTCGTCAGCGAGTTGATTGCTATGCCGAGCAGAAATGTCCCGACAAACCATAAGGCGTATATCTTTAAGCCAAACTCCAAATCACTCATAAATCCTCTTGGCCTTATCGCGGCGAACGGAACGGTTAATACAAGACTTCAACGCATTTATTCAGTGTTTCAATGGGCGGTGGATGGCCGCCGGTTGTCATAACTTGAGCCACTCGTAAATGACCCCAGGTATGAAAAAAGCCGCTGGTTAGGCGGCTTTAGCTTCAATGTGTTGAATCAGCTTCCAGTCGTTGCTGGTTGAAGAGTGCTGGTAGTAGTCCCAGCACTCATCGTCTGCTGTGTTGGCATTACATGTTTCTGCGTAACTGATGGCTTCTTGCTCAGAACCAAAAACATCGTTTGAATACCGGCATTTGCCATCATCATGGACAAACAAAACATCAAACCTTGGCTCGTCATAATCAGCAGAGATATCCCGAACATTGAAGCCCTTTAAAATCTCTTGTCCGCTACTTGTTTTCATCGCCTTACCCTCTGTCGTTACCCGCTGATGCGGGAGAAATGCTTTGGTGGTGTGGCGGCTGGAGTCGAACCAGCTTCCATCGGTGCGATGCCGATTGCAGTGCGCGCAGCGTTCCGCTACATGACTAGTATTTTCACAGCCGCCTATCTGCTAGCTCGCCGTTGAGCTTCACCACACCCCAAAACATTCCCTGTATTGGTCAGCGCCAACTCCCTGCCAGTGTTGCCCGTTCTCACGCCGTTCTCGCTCTCGCGCGGGGATACTCTCTCACCGACCGGATCTCACCCGGTGATACAGCACGTTTTCGTGTAGGGGTCTTAACAGGTCATTGACGCTGTAAATCTGCATGTTGTTAAAAAGCAGGCGACTTGCTATCCGCCGCTGGCTAACTTCGCTCAGCTGTCGATGTTTCGTTTCGATGGGTTAACAATACTAGCGGTATTAATATATAGCAATACCGCCAGTATTAATAAATCTTTGATTAATACTAAGAGTATGAATTTGATGTGATTTTATTTTTGTAAATACCAGTGCTACGCTTAAAAAAACAGCAGGAGGGATGTGCATGGTTCTGGATGAAGAGCGTATAAGCATGAAAATTCAGGCGATGGGGCGGGCGGTCATGGAGTTGTCACTGGCAGATTTACCTATGACCCAGCAAAACATCATCGACAAGCTGGAACGGTACCGGAAGGAAACGGGAAACGTGATAGGTAAGGGTGTGAACAGGGATGCAGCTGAGATAGTGCGGAAGGGCAAATAAAAACCCGGCGCAGTGGCCGGGGTAGTTTAAGCGACGAGTGATTCTATCCAAGTGTGCCTGCTGTGGAAAGGAAGCACTAAAGCTGTATCATTGAAAAGCAATGATAACTGCTGTAATTCAGGTGTTAACCCATCACTATCAACAATCACAAATCTGTTGCTTATGGCTGGGACCGCCTGGCTTAAATCTACGATTTTCCCCACGGTTGAGTGAGCGGTATTCCAGCCTTTACTGCTGGATAAGCTGACTGTAAATCCTCGCTTTGGAGCTACAAGTGGGGACTCATTTCTTAAGGTTAATGGAACGGTGATATTATGCCCGCTAATGCCCCGCACCTTCTCTTTTAGTGCCAACCTTGTACCAAGTCCTACGGATTTTAGATAACTAATCACGCATTTTTCAAACTTGTCATCTTTAACTTCCGCATACCAATCTGCAGTTTGAGCAGATGCCAGCAACCCACCTCTTATGACGCTTGCCGTAACCTGCCCAACTGAAAGCTCATCGGCCCAGGCGGATATTTCGCCAGCATCATTCAAAGTGATCCCCTGCGATGCGAGCGATGACCTTATCAAGTCAATTTTCTTTTTTGTCAGGTGGATGCCTCGAGCCTCGATGTTCATCAACGTGTCGCAGTAATCAGTGATCCTATACTGACCACTCATTTCCTGAACAAATACGCTTATGTGCTCGCTATCGTCATAGTAAGTGAATGGGCTAACAACGCGCAGCAACGTGTCGCTCATTGGGTGGCATTCAAACCCGAGCTTAGATATTACTGTTGAACACGTTACATTTCCCATGATAGCTGACCTGATTTGTCTTGATTTGGTAAAGGCGGCTGGCCTTCATAAGTGATATTAAGCGCCCGACAGAAATAATTCCAGTAGCCCAAAAAGTCATCCGGGCTAATGTCGGTATCGAGTTTTAGTGCTATCTCCTCGCCGGCCGCTTCGAAGTACATGTGATAGTGCGGGCCGCGAGCAACCTCAACAAAGTCCGGATGATTAATTATAGATTTATTGCGGTGAGGCTTGTTATCAGCTGGGTATGGGTCGAGAGCATAAATCCGCTTATCATGAAAAAACATGACAAAAGAAAGCTTGACGATATCAACACCTTCAACGATAGGTGCACGCCAATGCAGCATGAATCTTACGCCAGTAATTGGGTTGCCATTACCATCAAAAGCCTTGAGATCCAACTTAAACCAGATCGGAGTTCGTCCCTCACTACCATTCCAAGTAACACCGTTAAAGGTTACTTTTTTGGGGCGAGAAATGGCCTGATCAACCTCTTTCTGAGTAGGCTTAAAGTCACCTTTTTTAGCCACTGATTGATATCATCCTGAATATTATTGTCTTGTGAGCGCTTATAGTCGCTCAATCTCTACTCACCAGCTATACGCCGATCAGACCAGCCGCATCTTCGTCTCTACAGCAACACCGATAATTCGACAGTTACCATTCACCGCTACCAATGGCCACTGTGGATTTAAACCCTTCAGGTACTTCTGCGCACCGTCGATCACTAACTTCTTAAATGTTGCCTCGTTCGAATCGGATAGCTTTGCTATTACCAGACTGCCGTTGATTGCCTCGCGCCCAGTATCGAAGAGGACAAAGGTTCCTTCTGGGATGCTAAGACCCGCCGGTGCTGTCATTGAGTCACCATCAACCTGCAGCCAGAACGCCTCCCCCTGAATGTGAGCATCTGATTCAAGCCAAAGGTCGATATCTTTAAGGGTGTACGGCTCAACCGCTTCACACCAGGCGCCCGCCTGAACTTTGCTAATCACCGGATATTTTGAGCCAGGTGAATAATGCCCTGCGAAAGAAGTATTTTCCGACGCCACCGAGCTCATATCAGAGATATCCTTCGCAAGTGACGGGCTGAAATCAGAGACACTAATCCCAAGAAGCCTCGCAAAGACCGATGCTACCGCTGTATTTAAAGCGTTCCTTCCATTGAGATAATGGCCAACGGCACCCTGGGATATGTCCAGCGCGTCCGCAATGGATTGCTGAGTAATACCCAGTTCTTTTTTCTTCGCTTCGTAAAGGGCTTTTAAACGCTTTGAATCAGCCACTTGAGCGGGGGTGAGGATCTTTTTCTTTTCCATTATCAGATATTAATACCAAAGCTCATATTTTTAAAATACCGGCGGTATTGATTTATCTAATACTTGTGGTATTGTTTTTGTATTAACGGTAAGGAGCAACGCTAAACATGAAAATTTCACTCGCCGAGTATGTCGACGAAGTTGGCCAGGTAAAAGCAGCTGATGCCATTGGCGTCCATCAGGCGAACAGCGCGGCATGAGTACCGGTATCCCGTCACTCGACCGACTGCTGGCTCCTAAGGGTCTGGTGAAAGGTTCCCTGTTTGTGATTGGCGCAAGGCCAAAGATGGGCAAGACAACCTTGTACGGGCAGATGGCGATCAACTGCGCGGTTCGTGAGAAAAAACCAGCGCTGATGTTCAGCCTGGAAATGCCCAGCGACCAGATCCTCGAAAAGCTTGTTGGTCAGAAGTCCGGCGTAAATCCGAGCATTTTTTACATGCCCGCCACGGATGACGCCGATGATCAGTACCAGGGAGACTACGACGGCGACTTTAAGAAGGCGATCGCTACAGCCGGCCGACTGAGTGAAATCGACATGCTGTACATCGACGACACCCCAGGCCTGTCACTGGCGCACATCGTTAGCGAAAGTCGCCGAATCAAACGCGAGAAGGGCTGCGTAGGCATGATTCTGGTTGACTACCTGACGCTGATGACCGCCGAAAAAGCCGACCGTAATGATCTGGCTTACGGGATGATCACCAAAGGGTTGAAGAACCTCGCCAAAGAGCTTGGCTGCGTCGTCGTGCTGCTGACCCAGCTCAACCGTGAACTGGAGAAGCGAGTGAATAAACGCCCGTTGCCGAGCGATTCTCGCGACACAGGACAGATTGAGCAGGACTGCGACTACTGGGTTGGTATCCACCGAGAAGGTGCTTTCGATGACAGCGTTCCGCCTTGCGAAACGGAGTTAATCCTGCGACTCAACCGCCATGGCAGTACCGGCACGGTTTATTGCAATCAGATCAACGGGGCAATTTACGACACAGACCAGCATGCAGCCGCCGCAGAACGCCGCGGGCGCGAGCAGCAGCCGAAAAAGAAAGGGGGCTTCTGATGAAAGGCAAACAGGCAATTCTGCGTTATCTCGAAACGCACCGGACCTTCACCGCGAAGGATGTGGCCACAGAATGCGGCATGACCATCAACTGCATCACAAAGAACGCTATCGACCTAGAGCGGGCCCGCAAGATTGTCCGGGTAAGCAAGGTCTGGCGAACGGTGACTTATCGCCTGGCGACGTCGGAAGAGCAGGACGGAACCGCGCGCAGCTGCACCAACGGAATATTTCAGGAATGCCGCAACAGCCCGGCGATGAAACGAATTTTGATGGTTTGGGGGAGGGTAGGGGTATGAGCGAATGGAGTGATTATCGCTTGATGGTTAGGACCATGGCGAAGGGTAACGGTGTAACGCTCATCAGCATCGCCAAGCACTGCGGCGTATCGAACAGGAAACTTAATCAGATTCTCCAAGCGGGGCCATCCAAAGAACAGGAAGAACTCATAGCCGAAGCTCTGGGGTGCGCAGGGTGTGACCTTGCGGAAATCCACAGGCAAATTGGCGAGTTATCAGACAAGTACGGGAGGGCATGGGTATGAAAATTTACATCGCAGGACCAATGACGGGTTACGAAAACTACAACCGTCCGATGTTTAACGCAGTAGCACAGCAGATGTTATCAGGTGGTCATGTGGCATTAAATCCGGCCACGCTCCCGGATGGTTTATCTCAGCGTGAGTATATGGACATCTGCCTGGCGATGCTTCGCTGCGCCGACGCCATTCACATGCTGCATGGGTGGCAAGAGTCGGAAGGTGCCGTCGCTGAGCATGCCATGGCTAAAAAGTTGGGAATTAAAATTTCTTACCAATTTGAAGGAGCCGCCCAATGAGCAACATCGACAAACATGCCGTCCAAGCAGTTGCCGATTTGAAAGCTGGTTACACCCTCGGTCACGCTGATGTGGCAATCCTGAACGAGCTGGCGCGTATAGCACTGGCATCGCTCGAAGTGGAGCCTGTGGCGTACATGTACAAAGACAATCTTCACGCTGATGCTCGGTTTAGCCTGCATACAAGATTTGGCAACTGGTCTCAGGAAGATATCAACGAGTACGAAATTACAGAGATTCCACTCTACACCGCCCCGCCAACGGCGGTATCTGTGCCTGATGGATACAGGTTGCAGCCAATTTCTGAATATGACGCAATGTGCGCCGCCATGCTTCAGGGTGCCGAGCCTGTGCAGGGGTGGATTCGGTGCAGTGAGCGGATGCCGGAGCAATTTAAAGCCATTCTGGTATTCACTGAGTATGGAGAGATTTGGTCTGGGGCTTACGACAGATATTGGGATTTCTACTGCGATAATGTGCCTGTTGAATGCGTAACCCACTGGATGCCACTGCCAGCAGCACCGCAGCAGGAGGCGTGATGTACGACAAATATACTCTCAATCGCTGCGACGCAATGAAGTGGCTGGCTGAGCATTACCCAGTCTTTCCAGACAAGATGCCAGATGTGCCCCTAAAGGCTGACTGGTGTAGTGCCAACCTGTTTATGGGGTGGGGTTTCGTGATTTTGCTCGATGGCACCCTGGTGTTTGCTGACTGCCTATCGCCTCCAATCCGGGCGGAAGACATGGCAGGCTTCAAATTGCCCGATTTGGTGTAACTGCCATACAAGCGATATGGGAATCCCCATATCGACAGCCAGGGCCTCTCCGGAGGCCTTTTTCTCGCGTTGATTTTGTTGAATCAACCGTCCATAATCATGTCATCGGAGCTTGAACAACTCCGGTGACTTCTGCGCATTTAAGGGGACTTAAATGCGACCACAATCTGAAATCCTCACCTTGTCACAGATGCAGAAATGCACCTGCGATTCTCTGCATTCTGCGTTACCTCTAGGAGGTGGCGTATGAGACAGCACTACTGCATCGTTAACGACACCGTTACCAGGACAGCGTCGGTGTATGGACGATCGGTTATGGCTGGACTCAGCCTGTCGACGGCAAACCGATCCGCGCGGGTATGACTATCAAGCAGGAAACGGCAGAGCGCCTGCTGAAGACCGGACTGGTCAGCTACGAGAGCGACGTGTCCCGCCTGGTTAAAGTTGGTCTGACTCAGGGACAATTCGACGCCCTGGTATCGTTTACGTATAACCTCGGCGCCCGGTCCTTATCGACTTCGACTCTCCTGCGAAAACTCAACGCCGGTGATTACACTGGCGCTGCCGATGAGTTCCTGCGCTGGAATAAAGCTGGTGGGAAGGTGCTGAATGGGCTGACACGTCGGCGGGAGGCAGAGCGGGCTCTGTTCCTATCATGATTGGCGCGCTGGTTAAGCGTTGCTGGCTGCAACTGATTGTGGTGTCGGTAATCGGCGTGCTGGCGTTCTTCGTTAACCACTACCGCGACAACGCCATCACCTATAAAGACCAGCGCGACAAAGCCACCAAAAGTCTCCGCCTGGCTAACGACACCATCAAAGACATGCAGACCCGCCAGCGTGATGTCGCTGCGCTGGATGCCAAATACACGAAGGAATTGTCCGATGCGAAAAAAACCATTAACGATTTGCGTCGGGATGTCGATTCTGGCGCTAAACGGCTGCGCATCGCCGCAACCTGCCCTGGAGTGCCAAAAGCCACCTCCGCCACCGGCGTGGATGATGCAGGTTCCCCCGAACTTACTCCAGACGCTCGACGGAATTATTTCGATCACAGAGACGGAATCGCAACCGTTAACAAAATGATTTACGGCATGCAGGAATATATAGACACGCAGTGCCTGAAGTAAGTATTAACCTATTGGTAGGCCTTATAGTATTATCAATTATCTGAGGGCTATAAGGTAACAAAAATGAATAAGCTCAAACCCATAGCTTTGGTTATGATTGTCGTAGTTTTAATGTTTTTACTTAATGGCATCTACATAGCGAATAGGCATGTAAGTGGTGATTTCTCGATGCGAGAGGTGGCCAGCGACTATGAGTCTATGAATCCTATCAGCAGATACAGTTATGAGTGGATGATGAAAGACGATATGGACGTAATTAATAGAGTCGTTAAGGACAATATTAGAGAACGGAATAAGTAAATAACTTCAGAGTTGTTGTGATGCCATCACAAAGGCCACTTGCGAGTGGCTTTTTTAATAGCCGCATCCTAATCAACGGATAAAGAGGCTCTCAATGTCCGACATCTACCAAATCACGCTAACCACCCAAACAGGCGAAACCTTCACGGGCAAGATGTCACGACGTCAGCCTGAGCTGGTGAACGGCTTTGTGCCGCTGGCGACCGAAACGGGGCAGTGGCTGTATTTCGCTCCTGCTGATGTGAAGCGCGTGGAGTTCACGCCGGTACCGGATGAGCAGACCGAACAAAAAACGGAGTAACCCATGGCTAACGATGACGAGCGCAGGCCTTATCCGCCAGTTAACTTCATCGCCTCCGACAACTGGCAGCCATACACCCGGCTCATTACCGCCAATGAAGTGCATGAGTGGGTAAGCCGCCAAATCCTCAGCGATTCCGGCAGCATCCATAACCCTGACCACGAACATCTGCTTGAAGCTGACCTCTGCTTCATGTGGGCGTCTGACTCTTTCGCGAAGAAAGGGCGCTACGTCCTCGGCCAGGCCGAGCAGGTGATGCTCCGGGCCGGTGGTTGGCAGAAAGCCAGAATGGAACAGCAGATGTATGAATGGTTCGGGCGAATCCCGAAGTTCATCATCACGCTGGCAGCTGACTACTGCTCGCAATGCAGCGACCTTGAGTTCTGCGCACTGGTAGAGCATGAGCTTTACCACATTGCCCAGGCCACCGATGATTTCGGTGCGCCAAGGTTCAACAAAGAGACCGGGCAGCCAGTGCTTACACTGCGCGGCCACGACGTCGAAGAATTCACTGGTGTCGTGCGTCGATACGGTGCCAGCAAAGAAGTACAGGAGCTCGTTGATGCGGCCAATGCGCCAGCAGAAGTGGCTCATATCGATATAGCCAGGTCATGCGGGACGTGCATGTTGAAGCTGGCGTAACGCTTTATTCAGATTGTCATGGAGGTAGCCTGTGGCAGCATTATCGACAGAGGTTAAAGCCTTCATCGTTCAATCACTCGCCTGCTACGAGACCCCGGTAAAAGTCATTGAGCTTGTAAAGGCTGAATATGGCATTGATGTCTCACGGCAGCAGGTGTCGCAATATACGCCAGGCAACGCAATGGCGGCCAAGTTGAGCCAGAAGTGGATTGACCTTTTCAACGCCACCCGTAAACGATTCCAGAATGAGATCGCCGACATCCCGATCGCAAATAAAGCGTACCGGTTGCGCGTTCTCGACAGAATGGCGACCAATGCTGAAAAGATGAAGAACTACGGCATGACCTCGCAGATTATCGAGCAGGCCGCCAAAGAAATGGGCGATGCTTACACTAATCGCCAGAAAGTCGAGCATACAAGCCCTGATGGCAGCATGACGCCGCAGCCAACAATCATCCAGCTACTGCCTGTTGAGCCAAAGCATGAGTAACGCCGTTCAATTGCCGATCCCCGCGAAGCTTGCGCCACTGTTCACCGCCGTGAATAAGCGTTATCGGTGCTCGCACGGTGGACGCGGCAGCGCCAAGACGCGCACATTCGCCCTGATGACTGCCGTAAAGGCGTATCAGTCGATGATGAACGGTGAAAGCGGCGTGGTGCTCTGCGCGCGTGAGTTCATGAACTCGCTGGAAGAGTCGAGCATGCAGGAGGTGAAACAGGCGATCCTGTCTGTTCCATGGCTGGCTTCCAACTTTGACATTGGCGAAAAGTACATCCGCACCATCGACAAGAGCGTTAACTACGTGTTCTGCGGTCTGCGGCATAACCTCGATAGCATCAAGTCGAAAGCGCGCATCATTCTCTGCTGGGTGGACGAGGCTGAATCAGTCAGCGAAATAGCCTGGCAGAAGCTGAGCCCGACCGTTCGTGAAGAAGGCTCAGAGATTTGGGTGACGTGGAACCCGGAGCGCGACGGTAGCGCCACGGACAAGCGTTTCCGCAAAGAGGCTGGAGACGACTGCATCACCGTTGAGATGAACTATACGGATAACCCGTGGTTCCCTGACGTGCTGGAAGGTGAGCGACAGAACGACCAGCGACGCCTCGACCCAGCGACATACGCATGGGTGTGGGAAGGCGCTTACCTCGAAAACTCCGATAAGCAGGTGCTGGCCGGGAAATACCGGATTGCCGAGTTCTCGGACCAGCTATGGAAAGAGGCCGATCGCCTGTTCTTCGGTGCTGACTTCGGTTTCGCTAAAGACCCGAACACTCTGGTGCGCTCGTTCATCCTGCATAACCGGCTGTATATCGAGTACGAGGCATACGGGCAGCAGACAGAGCTCGACCACATGCCAGAGCTGTACGACACTATCCCCGGATCTCGTGACTGGCCCATCAAGGCCGACTCCGCTCGACCCGAGACGATTAGCTATCTCAAGCGGCAGGGATTCAACATCTCAGCTGCTGAGAAATGGCAGGGGAGCGTTGAGGACGGGATCGCCCATCTTCGCGGCTTCGACGAAATCATTATCCATCCGCGCTGCAAGAACGTAGCGCGTGAAGCCCGCATGTGGTCGTACAAAACGGACCGTATCACGGGTGAGGTGTTACCGAAGTTGGCCGACGGTTACGAACACTGCTGGGACGGCATCCGCTACAGCCTTGACGGACACATTAAGCGCAAGGGACAGATGGCCGGGATGATGATTCCTAAGCGTCTACAAAGGAGATAGCTATGGCAGATAAATGCAAATGCCCGGGCTGCGAGAGAAAGCGCAATGAATGGCCTGGTTATCAGCCATGCGCGTCGAAATCTTCCGGCAAGGTATTACCACCGCCAAAACAACGATAAGGGGGTGCGTACATGACCGAATATTGGTGCTGCGCCTGTGGGAAAATCATCAGGTTCGAAAGAGTCATGCCTCTAAATTACATCCCAAGGCACTGTCGCACTCTGATGCTCAGAAAGATTGAATCATTCACTCCGGCAAAAGGACCAAAAATCCCGCCGCTGAAACGCTGACGGACAAACCATGACTGACAAATTAACTCTCGCCGTCAACCATGCGTTGAACGATGCGCGGATGGCGCGCGCTCGTATGGGACTGATGGCGCCAACTATGGGGCTGGACAATAAGCGCCATTCCGCATGGTGCGAGTATGGATTCCCTGAGCAGGTAACCTACGAAAACCTCTACGCACTGTACCGCCGTGGTGGCATAGCCCACGGAGCGGTAGAGAAGTTGGTGGGCAAGTGCTGGCAGACTAACCCGGAAATCATCGAGGGTGATCAGGCAGACAAAAAGCGCAAAGAAACCGCCTGGGAGAAAAAGTCCAAGCAGGTATTCACCAACCGATTCTGGCGCTCATTCTCTGAGGCGGATCGCCGCCGTCTTGTCGGTCGTTATGCAGGAATCCTTCTGCACATCCGCGACGAAAAAGACTGGAACCTTCCGGTTACCAAAGGTCGAGGGTTGCAGAAGGTTTCCGTGGCGTGGGCCGGATCGCTAACGGTGAGCGAGTGGGACACTGGGCTGAACTCGAAGACTTACGGTCAGCCGAAAATGTGGCAGTACGCCGAACGCTTGCCGAATGGTTCAAGTCGCCGCGTCAATATCCACCCCGATCGCGTTTTCATCCTTGGTGATTACTCAGACGATGCTATTGGCTTCCTTGAGCCAGCTTATAACGCCTTTGTGAGCCTGGAGAAGGTAGAGGGCGGGTCTGGTGAGTCATTCCTGAAGAACGCCGCTCGCCAGTTAGCACTTAGTTTCGACAAGGAAATCGACTTTGGCAGCATTGCATCTATGTACGGCGTTAAAGTAGATGAGTTGCAGGATAAATTTAATGACGCTGCACGCGAGATGAATCGCGGAAATGATGTGCTGCTTTCTCTCCAGGGGGCCAGCGTAACCTCCCTCGTTTCTCCGGTTTCTGATCCGTCTCCAACCTATAACGTAAACCTGCAAACAGCCGCCGCAGGAGTTGATATCCCGACGCGCATTCTGGTTGGTAATCAGCAGGCCGAGCGCTCCAGCACCGAAGACCAGAAATACTTCAATACTCGCTGCCAGTCTCGCCGTGGCGACCTGTCATTCGAGATTGAGGACTTCTGCGACAAGCTGATCGAATTAAGCATCCTCGATCCGGTCAGTCAGAAGACCGTTATCTGGGACGACCTCAATGCGCAAAGCGACAGTGAAAAACTGGATGCCGCTCAGAAGATGTCGCAAATCAACAGCGCTTCCATCGGCACGGGTGAGCAGGTGTTTACTGGTGAAGAAATTCGCGTGGCCGCAGGGCATGAGGGTTCGCCCGAACCACTTCCAGAGGTAGATGATGACGAAGAGGAAAGCGAAGTCACCGATACTTCCGGGAAACCTTAAAGACCCGACGGGTGCCGACCGACTTGAGCGCGGGGCAATGAGCGAGTTCGCCAGGCGAATGAAGCGAATTGGCAAGGCGTACAAGGGCATTCTCGACCGCATTCCTGCATCGCCATCAGTAAACCAGCGTTACACCTTCGACCTCGATTCCACCCAGCTATCAATGCTCCTCAGCAATGCCTCATTGCTGGTTGATGAGATTTTAGGTGCAGATAACGAGACAGGATTCTGGTTCTGGGCTGATTACGTCAACCCGGCGTATCAGCGCGGCACGGCGCAGGAGTTTGCCAATCTGGCTCAGCAAAGCGTGAGGCGGTACCGCACGCGCATGACGCATGAAATGCTGGCGGCGAATGCCATCGGAGGCTTTACGCGTGAATTCTGGGCCGAAATTGACCGCCAGATTATCCAGATGCGCGATCAGGAAATTGGCATGGAAATCGTCAATGACCTGATGGGTGTGCAGACCGTGCTGCCGATTGGAAAAACAGCAAAGCTGTATAACGTCTCCGGCGATATCGCGGATGATGTGTCTATCAGCATCGATGGTCAGGCGTCTTACTCTTTCGATAATACTGAGTTTGGTTCTGATGGCGACCCGATCCCGGTATTCACTGCTGGTTACGGCGTTAACTGGCGCCATGCTGCCGGACTGAGCACTGTCGGCATCGATCTGGCTCTGGAGTCTCAGTCGGCCAAGATGCGTAAATTTCACAAGAAGCGCGTAGACTTTTACCTGAACGGCGATGCCAGCATCGTGGTTGATGGTCTGCCAGCGCAAGGTATGAAAAACCACCGCAACACTCAAAAAATCAACCTGGGTAGTGGCGCTGGCGGCGCCAACATCAATCTCACCACCGCTACACCGGCTGAGCTACTGGCATTCTTTGGCCCTACAGGTCCATTTGGCCTCACTGCCCGCCGTAACAAGGTTACAGCTTACGACAAGCTGTGGGTGAGCCCTGAAGTCTGGGCCAACATGGCTAAGCCGTATCTGGTGGATATCAACACCGGCACAAATGCGCTGCTTAGCGGAACCGTTCTGGATGCGATCAGCAAGTTTATTCCTGCTAAGTCTATCCAGATGACCTATGCACTGGAAGGTAACGAGTTCCTGGCGTACGAGCGCCGACAGGATGTGATTTCTCCTCTGGTAGGTATGGCTGTGGGCGTTGTACCGCTCCCGCGCCTGATGCCGCAGAGCAACTACAACTTCCAGATCATGTCCGCAGAAGGCCTGCAGATTAAGAAAGACGGCGAAGGCCTGTCTGGTGTTGTCTACGGCGCTAACCTGGCTTAAGGAGCAATCATGGCTGAAAAATACGAAGTGGTTAAGCCGTGGCACGGCGTTGCGCTTGGTGACGTTGTTGAGCTGTGCAAAGTTCATCCGTCGCTGAAACCGCATGTGCGCAAGCTGTCCGATAAAGCTGCTGCGGAACTGGTACCTGCAACCCCGGGCGCTGGCACTGACAACAAAGCGCGCAAAGAGGCAGTCATTGCCCGACTCGATGCGCTGGGCATTGAGCATAAAGGCAACCTGGGACTGGAGAAGCTCACCGAGTTGCTGCCGGAAGGCGAGCTCGAAAAGCTTTTCCCCGCTGAATAACAGCCGCCGCTAAGGCGGTTTTTTTTTGCCCTCTTCGGAGGGCTTATCAGAGGCTCGCATGATTACCACAGTACAGGCCAAGGAATATCTGGAGTCAGTCGGTATCACGCTGCCTGATTTCATCCTGCAGGCTCTTTTAGAGCAGGCTGGCAGCATTCAGGAGTGTCTGGATGCGCATTACCCTCCCGCAACCGCTCTGCTAATACAGTCCTACCTGCTGGGGCTAATGGCGCTGGGGCAGGGTGACAAGTACATCAGTTCTCAGACAGGGCCCAACGGCGCATCACGCTCATTTCGGTACCTGTCTTTTGCTGACCGATGGAAAGCCTCTCTGGGGCTTCTGAGGGGACTAGATAAGTATGGATGCGCTACAAGCCTGATCCCGCCTGATCCGACTAACACCGCTTTCGCTGGCATCTGGATTGCCCGGGGCGGCTGCATGTGCAACGGGAGTCGATGATGGCGTTGATATCGGTCAAGCAGAGGCTTCCTGAGCCCTTCGTAAAGGTCTGGGTTATCACTGACTGCGGGCGGCGGGTCACGGGTTACGTTAAAAGTAACGGTGAATGGTATTTGCTGTGCCGGAAGGTAGCCGCTGAGAATCCGGAGGTTATCCGGTGGGAGGATAATAGTGTCAGCCACGGCTAACTGGTCTTACACCAATGTCGCCACTGTCTACCCTCGCGCCTATGACGACTGGAACAACACCTGGACAAACGGCACACCATACCTGATTGACTGCACCTGGACGGCTAACAATGAGGTTGCGGTAGATGCCAATGGTAAAGAGTTCACCACTAACCTGATTTTCTTCACTGAACTGAAGCGTAACGGCGTCAGCTCAACCATGCCGCAGCGTGACTGGTACATCGCCAGAGGTGACACAACATCTCAGGCCGATCCGCTGAAAGCTGGTGCAAACGTCATCAAGGCGGTGACGGAATGGGATATGTCGCCATTCGGCGAGGAGCCCGACTACAAAATTCTGACTTGAGGTGATCATGCCCGTTAAAGGTATCAAGCGCGTCCAGATGAATACCCGTAAGGTGCTGACAGACATTGCCGGTCCACGCACCGAAAGAGTGCTGACTGAGGTTATGATTGTCGGTTCTTCTTACGCTGCGCTACTCACTCCCATTGACACATCCACCCTTATCAACAGCCAATACAGAAAGCTTGAACCAATGCCTGGGGGGATGCAGGGAAAAGTCGGGTACACAGCAGCATACGCTGCCGCCGTTCATGGTATGTCCGGGAAGCTAAAAGGCCAGCCGCGTGAACACTTCGGAAGAACTCGCGCGGGAAAAGAATTCGGCGGCGGCACGGGGAAGGGGAACTACTGGGATCCAGATGCCGAGCCGGGATTCCTGACCAAAGGCTTTGAGCGCGACGGCCTCAACGAGATTAAGGCCATCATCAGGCAAGGATACAAAGTATGACGCGTAGCGAGGTGTATGACGCTCTGAGAGCGTGGTTGCAGTCCCACGGTTTTGATGTCGGCTATCGCGTTCAGAAACGCTTCTGGAGCGAGCTGGAAGGGACTGAAGGGGAAAGATACCTCGTCATCCAGCAGGGCGGTGGCGGCAAGCCTGATGAGGCTATAACACGAGATTATTTCAGATTCCTTGTTCTTTCCGGTCAGAACGACAGCGACATTAACGAAGTTGAAGACCACGCTGATGCAATACGTCAGGCGATGATCGACGACTACCAGACTGAGTGCATCATCTCGATGCAGCCAATCGGCGGTATCCCCGCCATCCAGACCGAAGAAGGTCGCTACCTCTTCGATATTTCATTTCAAACCATCATTTCCCGATAACACGGAGATAAAGACATGGCATGTGAAGCTGGTGCTTTCACAGGGCGTGATGTCGTCGTTTACTACGCGATTGGCTGCCCCGAATCACAACCCGCCAACGGTGACTATAAGCGCCTTGGCATGATGCGCGGGAAGACTGTTTCCGCCGAATGGGATACCGCAGACGCTACCGCTGATATGAGTGCGGCGTATACGCAGGAAAATCTCGTAACCTACAAAAACATCTCGTTCTCTGGAGATGGCGTAACCCGAAAAGAAGATGTCTATGCGCAGAACGCGCTGAAGCGTCACGTTTACAACCCGCCGGCAGAGACCAGCAATCAGCCGTATGTCTGGCTGAAAATCATCTCTCCAAATGATATTACCGAAGGCCCGTTCATGGTGACTTCTTGGGAAGACGAAGCCCCTCATGATGACGTGGCCACATGGTCAATTGAGGCTTCAAGCGCGGGTCAGGTGGATGTGCGTGATGTCGGCGCCGTAATCGCGATCACTACGCAGCCGCAGAACCGCACGCTCACGGTGGGCGATGCGCTCAATCTTTCGGTGGCAGCCAATGTCTCTGACGGCTCCACTCTGACCTATCAGTGGAAGAAGGGCGGAACTGACATCTCTGGTGCGACGAACGCTACCTACACGAAGGCCAGCGTCGTTGCGGGTGATGCGGGTTCTTACTCCTGCCAGGTAACATCCTCAACCGCCGGCACGGTCACATCTAACCCAGCGACGGTTACCGTGAACGAAGCATAAGCAAAGGGGCGCAAGCCCCTTTTTAAAGGATAGATCCAATGGGAAACCAAAAAGAACAGACAGTAACTATCAAAATCGAACTGAACGCTACCGACGTACAGAAAAAATTGGAAGAAATCGATGATAGTTTGCGCAATTATGACGGGTTCAAAATTGACCGCGGCGGTCGAGTATTCATCAATGATGCATTCATTAGTGGTGTAGTTCACGCTGTGAACCCTGAGGATGATCAGTCGGTGACCAATATCTACTACATCAGCCTTGGTGTTCGAAAAAATAAGCCAGTCCAGAATATGGTAACGTTCACCGCTGATAGGTTCGAATGCAAAATTCACTCAGGTGTTGATGATAATATTGAAGCGCTGATAGAAAATGCTGTGAAAAATCAGGTGCAAAGTGCCGTGCTGGATATCAAAAAACAGATAGCAGCAGACCGGATGACAATGGAAGACCTGACATCTCATATCAAAAACGTCATGCTGCTTGAATGCTTCCCTAATGGCATTTTACATCGAAACTTCGGGCGTCGGTAAAGCTATGAAAGCAATCACCGATATCGGCCAGGCTGTCATTCGCGCCGGCGGCAAAGAGATATTCCTCAACCCTTCATTTCTGGCCATGTCCCGAATCGGAACGCCTGAACAAATCGTTGATGCTTTCGTGAAAGTTCATGCAGGCCATTACCCAAAGCACAGAATTGCGGACCAGCAGATACTCAAAGCGGCTAATGCACGCTGCTTTGCAGACATGGCAGCAGCTGCAGCTAACGTAGTCAGGCATTGCTCTGAAGGCGACATTGCTGAAATCATCGGCTCTTACTCAGTGACTACGGCGGGACGCCTCGTGTTTAAGCCTGGCTCGTTGCCAGTTGAGGACGTCATCCAGCTGGCGCGCCACCTGATTCTTCATGGCGTAATGGGCGATCAGCCGCCAGAGGAACTTGAGAGTAAGAAAGCCGAGTACAGCGATAAATTCGATGCCCGTACATTCGTTTACACCGCCGTTGCCCACCTCGGAATGAGCGAGGCGGACGCCTGGAACATGACGATGACCAGCTTCCGGGCTGCCATGAATGCCAAGTTCCCGCAGAAGGATAAAGGGAAGGTGCCAACCCAGGAGAAATACGACGAGGTTATGGACTGGGCAGAGCAGATGCTAGCGATGGATGCGCAGAGGCATGGGCCGCACTAAATGGCCCACTCAGGTGGGCTTTTTCTCAGGAATCTCAGCAGTGAAGCCGGTCACATCCCAAGTTTTTTCCCATATCTCATAACCAAGCTCTTTAAGGCGTAGGAAAGTTTTTTGGAAGACGGTATCGAAATCCTCATCGCTTAGCCCATCAAGCTCCAAATCATCAAGGTGGATATGGAAGGTGGTGTGACCAATTCTGACCTTTTTATTAATCTCAGAGAAAGTTCTTTTGAAAATTATCGCTGATAGCTCATCCCTTGCCTTGCTTACTATCTGAATAGCCTCTTCGGCAGAGATGACCTCATCATCTGACACTTCTGCCAAAAAGCTACCATCAAGCCTCTGCACAATTTCTGCATTCATTGAACGGTTGTTAGCTTTGGCAGAGTCTTCAATTTTCTCTTTAAGTTCAACTGGAAGCCTGATTCGTAGCTGCGGATCTTCTCTGCTCATGTTCAGCGTTATGCCTACAAAAAATTCACAATAAGTAAATTATGCCCCACCGTGGGGTTGACAGCAATGACGCACGGTGTGACACTTACATCAAGCCTCACGGTGGGGCATTTACTGGAGGGTTTAATGGAAAAGGCAAAAGACATGTACCAACGCAAGGTTCGCTTCCCTGAAGACGTACGTAAGGCTATCGAGAAGAACGGTGGCGATGAGTGTCGTCAGTTTAATACAGAGCTTATTTACCAGCTGAGAAAGGTGTACGGATTGGCAGGTGAGAAAAGTGCTCAAGCATAAAAACGTTGAAGCCCCGGCTGCGCTAACAGTCAGGGCTTCGGTATCGAACAAATCCGGCAAGGAAAATATCGACATGAATATTGTAGCAAAATCAGATTACAACTTCCAAGGATTCGCATTTAACCCAGTGACAGAAGGCGGGGCTATCTGGTTTACCTCCACCGAACTGGCGAAGGCACTCGGTTATAAAAAAACTGATGCCATCAGCCAAATTTATGCACGTAATGCTGATGAGTTTTCCGAGTCGATGTCATTGACACTCAATATGAAGGTCAACGGGATAAACAATAGCTTACGTAACAAATCGGTCAGGGTTTATTCACTTCGAGGCGCTCATTTGGTTGCGATGTTTGCCTCAACACCAAAGGCCAAAGATTTCCGACGCTGGGCGCTGGACATCCTGGATCGCGAGGTTAAGGACTCACCGATCGCCAAGCAGTTTTCTGATGAGGAGTTGGTGAGTCTTTGTTACTTGCAGCTCTGGATGGAAAAGAGCCAGCAGATCAGCAAGAAGCTCTATCCTGCGATGCGCGAACTGGGATCTGAACTTTCAGGCAAGCTACGCGATATCGCACATGAAACCAGGTACATGACGGACGAAACCAAAAAGATTTTACTCCGAGAAACACAAAACTTGGATAACACGAATTTTGTCGTAAGTAGCGCTCAGCCTGTGCTGGCAAAACTCCGCGGCGAAGACGGATGGATTCACTGATGGGCGCATGGGATGGCGCAAAAAGAAAAAGCCGATAGTTCGAGCTACCGGCTTCCTTTGAAACTTGTCATAAGGGTCCAACCAATGACTTCTTTAAATTTAGCAGTTCATGAACCAAATGTCGATCCCAAGCCACTGCCAGTGATTGAATGGAAGGGGTTGCGTGTTGTTACGACTGAAACGCTGGCCGCAGGTTATGGTTCTGATGAGGCTAATATTAGGAAAAACCTTTCGCGCAATGCCAGCCGCTTCATTGAGGGCATCCACATCTTCACCATTAAAGGCCAAGAGCTGAAGGATTTGCGAGTGACTAATAGTCACGCACAAATTTCGAGCAAAGCCCGCTCTGTTGTTTTTTGGACCGAAAAGGGCGCGGCCCGTATGTCGAAGATTGTTGATACTGACGAAGCATGGGCCTTTTTCGAACGCCTTGAGGATGCTTACTTCCGTCCAACTCCATCAATGGGTATCCCGCTGACCTATGAAGCAGCTCTGGAAGACCTCCTGACAAAAGTGAAAGAGAACCGCATTATTGCTGAACAGCGCGATCGTGCAGTTAAAGAGAAGCGCTGGATCTCTGAGAAACGCGAAGTAACCGCGATGGCAACAGCTTCCGCTGCTGTTCGTGCCAAAAACAAACTGGCGGAACGCATCGGGGAAGGAAAAAACTATGCCGCCATTATCCCGGTAGAGAAGAAGCTCGGACAGAAATTCAAATGGCAGCCACTGCGCAAGTGGTGCAGGGAGAATAGCGCCGAACCGCATGAGGTTGAGGATCCGCGTTTTGGCACCGTGAAGTCCTGGCCTCGCGCTGCATGGATGGCGGTGTACAACGTGGATTTGCGCAAGATCTTTTAATCGGCGTAAAAGTCCGCCAATCCGCCGATTTCTCAGCCAATCGACATCCCAACCCGCTTAACTGCGGGTTTTATTTGATCATAAAATCCACGCTGTTAAGATGTTTCCGATTGCAATCAAAGGAAACATAAAATGAAAAAAGTAGTTGCTTTAGCTCTCGGGGCTTTAATGCTGTCTGGCTGTACTGTTCGTGTTGCTGATATGACTGTAGGCAGTACCAAAAACTATAACCTGAACGCAGCTAAGTTTGAAAAAGGTCAGCGCGTAACTGGTGAAGACAAAGCTCCGATTGTCATTTTCCCTCTGGGCATTCCTAGCGTCAAAACAGCAATGGATCGCGCCATCGAAAAAGATAAGTGCTCTGTAGGTTTGAGCGATGTTGTTATCTATCAGCTTAACCATGCGTTCCTGTTCGGCACGTATGGTTTCCGTGTTGAAGGTACTCAAATCATCGATAAATCTCAGCTTGGTTGCGAAAACCGCTAATCTGCTGGGTATACTGACAAGCCACCTCCGGGTGGCTTTTCTTTTTCGAGCGGGAGATCCCTGCTAGGATTCCCTCATCTTTTACCAAAGGGGATAGGGATATGAAGAAGTATTTATTCATCGTTGCACTTTTAGCTTCACCTGCTGTTCTCGCAGCAACTGATGCGGATATTGTTAATGCAGTACAAAAAAAAGTACAGAACGGTTTCTTCCCAAAAGATGTCAAAGTAGAGTCAGTGACAGAGGTTAGATTTTTCCCTGATGACAGGGATACAGCGTATGCCCGGTTTGGTAACGTCTGTGGCAAAGCGGTTGTAAGCAAGTCTAACCAAAAAGCCTCTCTGGTATTCATTGCACCCGTGGTAGAAAAATCCAGTCAGATCTCCATAGATGGCCCAACGATTTACGACCTCTCTAAGCAAGGCGCCATCGCTGAAGAAGATCTTCAAACCAAATGTAAATAGTACAAACAATATAAATAAAAACCCGCTTTGGCGGGTTTTTTTATGCCTGGAGAACGATGATGGCGCAGAACGTCGGTGATATTGAGTACACAATTAAAGCTGATACGGCAGAGTTGTTGACGGCTGGAAAGGATGTAAATCGCATAACATCCAAAATGGAAGGGGATTTATCTCGCGCTGACAGGGCGACAGACAGACTTAGTACAGGGCTTAATAAAGTTGGAGTTGCGATTGCTGCAGCTTTCACAATAGACATGGCTAAAAGGCTAATATCTATTGGTGATGAGATGAACACTCTCCAAGCCAGGGTTACGAGACTTAGCCCTAGTGTCGAGTCAGCAAAGTCATCAATGGAGGCTCTTTCTGTCATCGCCTCTGAAACCGGTAGCGGGCTCGGAGAAACACAAAGACTCTGGGAGTCCTTAACTACGTCATTAAAAGAAACAGGTGCAACTAATAATCAGATATTACAGCTGACATCTACCCTACAAAAAATTGGCACAATCGGTGGGTCGTCATCTGAGGAAATGGCAAACGCTTTAAGGCAGTTCGGCCAATCTTTGTCCAGAGGAACCATCCAGGCAGAAGAATTTAACTCAATAATTGAACAAATGCCTGAGCTTGCCAGGCAGATAGCGGCAGGGCTCGGTATCTCTCTTGGGCAGTTAAGACAGCGAATGCTCGAGGGCAAATTAACAGCCCAGGACGCTCTCAATGCAATTCAGAAGCAATCGCAAAATGTTAATGAAGAATTTAGTAAAATGCCTGTCAGTATCGACAGAGCAAAGAACAGCTTAGATGTAGGATTTAAGAATGCAATAAGCGACCTCAACCAAGCCATAGGGCTTACATCTACATTGGCGGGGCTCATGCAAAGCGTCGCCGATAACCTGAACTTCTATAACAATAATGCTGGCAATGCTGCAAGAATGCCAAAGCTAATCAAATTACAGCAAGAGCTCAATGATGAAGTTAAAGACGGCCAGCGGTGGTACGAGACTGATGACAATTTTCAAGAAAGAAGAATTAGTGCGGCATTCAAGTTAAAGCAGGTAGAGGCGGAAATATCACACCTGCGAGCGCAGGCCGCTAACAATGCTAAAAATGGCGGGGCATTTAATGCGCTAGATACGACAGGCGATGACAAAGCCACCCAAAAGCTGCTGCAAAATGCACAGAGAAGACTAGCACTATCAAAACTTGAGGGAGAGGCACGAGCCAGACAAATGGCGCAGTATGATGCCGAGGATGCTGGCTGGAAGAACAACGACCCGCGCATTAAGCAATTGCAAGATCAATATGCTTTAACTGAGCGCAATACTGCCGCTTTGAAGAAAAACAACGAAGAATCTAAAACATCAGCCACGCAAGCCGCAGCCATTGCTAGCAAGCTGGAAAATTTAAAGCAAGAGGCAGAACTTGTTGCAGACTCGACGCAAACCCTGACAAGGGAACAGCAACTTCTTCGAGCAGAACAATCTCTTGGCTCTAAAGCTACTGATGAGCAGAGAAGCAAGGCAAGGCAATATAAACAAGCCGCTTTAGATGCGGCGGATGCTACCAAGGGTTTTGCTGTCGCCCTTCAAGAGCTGCCAGAAGATGCAGAGAATCGCTCCTATGACGATTCAGTTACAGCAATCAAAGCGGCGTTCAAAGCTCAACTCATAAGTAAAAAGCAATATGATCAAGCCTCAGAACGTCTGGAGGCAGACCATCAGATTAGATTGGCAAAAATCCGGGCCCAGCAGGCGGTAACACCGCAGCAATCCGCTATTGGTGAAATCGACCCGGTTCAGCAATTAGCAAATCAGCACGCGCAGGAACTGGCTCTCATCCAGCAGTTTGAGACTCAAAAGGGGCAAATCACTCAGCGTGGCCTCGAACTGATGAATGCTGCCAATACTGAATACGAGCAGGCCCGCATCGCTGCCCAATGGGAAATCTATCGCAACCAGAGCACCACCAACCGGCTCATGGCTGACGCTGTAGATTCGCTTCAGGGCGGGGCGACCAATGCCATAACCGGGCTGATTAACGGCACTCAGAGCCTTCAGGAGTCTCTGGCAAACATCGGCACTACCATCCTGAACAGCGTTGTTGGCGGCTTCGTTCAGATGGGCGTTGAATGGGTTAAAAGCCAGTTAATGGGACAGGCTGCAGCGGCATCATCATTAGCGTCGACTATGGCTCAGGCTACCGCTGCTGCATCAGCGTGGGCTCCGGCAGCAATGAGCGCCTCAATCGCAACGTACGGCAGCGCCGCAGCAATAGGTCAGGCTGCTTATGCAGAATCCATGGTTGCCGCGAAAGGATTGGCTCTTGCAGGCGGCCGTCGCTACGGCGGCACAGTATCAGCCGGCAACGCCTACCGCATCAACGAAGATGGACGCTCTGAAATCTTCCAGACCGCAGGTGGGCAGCAGGCATTCATCCCGAACCAGTCAGGGAAGATCATTCCTGCTGATAAGGTTGGAGGAGGCGGTGGGGTGGTGCAGCACATCACTTTCGAAATCAACACCACTGGCGGCATAGACGATGCGACCATGGCTAAGATGGCGCAGATGATGAAGCAGGTTAGCCTCAGCACCATTCGTGATCAGCAGCGCCCTAACGGGTTACTACGGAGGTCATAGTGCCAGAAACATTCACATGGACACCACAGCGAGCTTACCAGGTTGAACGTACCCCAAACGTAGCCGTTGTTAAGCTCGGCGACGGTTACGAACAGCGACAGGTGAAGGGTATCAATCCACTGATGGATAAATACTCGCTCACCTTTCGCGGCGTCAGCGGAGCGTGCCGCAGTAACCCTGCGAAGGATGCTGAGGCATTCCTCAAGGCCAGGGGGGCGGTTGAATCGTTCTACTGGACGTCATCCGATACGGGAGTGAGGAAGCTGTTTGTCTGCCGATCCTGGAATATGACAAAGACCGGGCCGCTATACGAACTAACGGCCACTTTTGAACAAGTACCACGATAAGCCGAAAGGCGGGAGACAGTTATGACTTTAGAACAACGTGTTGAAGAGTTAGAGGCTATGGTTGATTCAATGAAAGCACAGATGGAAGAAGTTATTAGCGCTCACACCTGTGCTTATAATCAAATCACTGCGAAATTAGATCAAATTGCCGTAATTCAAGCTGAACGCAAGGCTTGAATAGCAAGTTTTTCAATCTCACCGATGGTTTTATTCTTTATCTCATCTGGCGCTATATCTAGGTTTACCGAATGAAATTGGTCATTAGGGCCAATCAAATTAGCTTTTAATTTAAATGTATTTCCAGCGACCGCAAAAGAAATAAAGTCAATAGCGTTTAATTTCAATTCTGACATTATTTTTCCTTTATCAGAGGTAATCAGCCATCCCCCTTCGATGGTTACGTCAGTGTCCCACCACTGACGGGCTGAGCTTACACGTTAACCAGGGTTATCAGTAAGCAACATCCTGATATTCAAACAGTAGCCACCACTTGGTGGCTTTTTTTATGGGAGTTTGCCGTGCGCGACATACCAGCCAGTATGATTATTGATAGCGTCGACGCCGGAGTAGGCGCGTTTATCGACCTGTTCGAAGCCGACCTGCAACCCTTTGGCGGAGACCTTATCCGGTTCCATTCCGGCACCAATGGATATTACGGAAATGTGATCTGGAAGGGGAATCAGTATCAGGCATACCCGATAGCAGTCGAAGGGTTCGAGTCAAAGAACGAAGGCACATATGCCCGGCCAACAATGGTGGTGGCGAACGTCACGGGTTTACTGACGGGCATCAACCACGACTTCGACGATATGCTCGGTGTGGTTATAACTCGCCGGCAGGTTCCGGTAAAAAATCTGGATGCGGTGAATTTCCCGAATGGAAACCCTGATGCAGATCCGACTCAGGAAGCCGTTTCCCGCTACGTTGTGGAAGAGATGACCGAAGAGACATTCGAGCAGGTCACTTACACGCTGGCGACACCGATTGACTGCGACAACGCTATCATCCCGGCGCGAACCATCCTTGCCGACGTCTGCCAGTGGCTGTATCGCGGCGTCGGGTGCGGATATGACGGGCCGCCGGTTGCAGATGAGCGCGACAATCCAACCACTGACCCGGCGAAAGATAAGTGCTCTCACCGCCGTAGCGGCTGCCGCTTCCGTTATCCACGACCGGAACCAATGCCAATCAGCAGCTTCCCCGGCTCTCAGAAGGTTTCATGATGCAGGAATTACTCGATTATGCGGCATCGTCGCAGGATGAGGTGTGCGGCTTAATCCTGGATGGCGGGCAGTTGTTCCGCTGTCGGAATGTTCACCCGGAGCCCTGGCATCACTTCCGTATAAGTGACGATGACTGGCTTGCAGCAGAGGATGAAGGAGAGGTTACAGCGGTTTTTCATTCGCACCCGCAAAGCCAGCCAGCGCTTTCTGGTGCTGACCGGCAGATGCAGGTAATGACGGGGCTGCCATGGTGGCTTGCATCTGGCGGGCAACTGAGGAAATACAGGCCTGTGCCACTCCTGCTGGGGCGCAGGTTCGACCACGGCATTATGGATTGCTACACGCTTTTCCGGGACGCATATCATCTTTGCGGCATCGACCTGCCGGACTTCGGGAGGACTAACGGATGGTGGTTGCGGGGAGAAAATCTCTATCTCGCCAATATGCAGGTCAATGGCTTCTATCAGGTATCCATGCAGGATGCACAACCAGGCGACGTCATTATCAGGCAGCCATTCCCCGGCGCCGACCCATGCCACTCAATGATTCTCCTTCATGACAACCTGGTGCTTCACCATGACCATGCCGGACACCTCAGCAGACGAGAACAAATGCGCCGGGCATACATCAAGCAGACGCACTCAATCTGGAGACACGAACAGTGCTCATCTTTAAATTTGCAGGCAGTCTACGCCGATTTTACCGCCAGATATCCCTGAACGTTGATACTCCCGCGCAGGGATTACGCCTCCTATTGGCGCAGGATTTCGAATTCAAAAAAGCCTTTCTCAATACAAAGCTGCGTGTGCGGGTAGCGGGCGAGGATATTGAGGCATCTGCGATGCAATGGCATATGGACCGCCACCTTAAAGATGGCTCAGTGGTCCTGTTCGTGCCGGTAGTGGAGGGGGCGATCACCGCCGCTGCGGCCGCATGGATTGCGGTTGCCGTTAGCGTAGCGTCTATAGCTTATTCGGTTTACATGTCACGCAACATGAAGACCAAAACCTCCGCAGAAGCCGCAGAGACCAATACGCTCACAAATAACTCATTTACCAGTGCTGAGAACCGGGTGGGGCAGGGGCGCGCGGTGCCACTCCTACTGGGAGAAATGGAGGTCGGTTCGAACGTAATTTCACTCGGTATCGACACAAGCAACAACCAGGACTGGACGGAATCTATTAGCTAAGGTGGCATTATGTCTTCAGGTGGCGGTAAAGCATCAACCCCAAAACTACTCGACGATAACCTCAAATCAAAACAATTCTATCGGGTACTGGATCTGATATCTGAGGGGCCAATCGCGGGCCCGGTGGATCAGGAGCACCTGTCTTCATTCAAGCTGAATAAGACGCCTATCACTGACTCGAACGGTAATGTCAACGTGAACGGCATTAGTGTTGCCTGGCGACCTGGATCGGAAACTCAGGAGCCAATCAACGGCTTCTCTGCAATCGAAGCGACGACCATTGTTAACACTGAGGTCACTTACGATACCCCGCTGGTTAGAACCGTGACAGATCAGGACGTGACCCGCGTTCGTTTTAACATCGGCGTCACCGGGCTCATGGAGCAGGACTCCAAGGGTAACCAGAAAAACACCTCTGTAACGATGGTTATCGAGACCAGAACTGGCTCGTCGGGCTGGGTCATGGAGAAGACGGTCACGATTACAGGGAAAATCTCTGGCGAGTACCTTGAGGCGCACGTCATTGATGCCCCCGACACCAAACCGTTTGATATCCGCGTTCGCCGCATTACGCCTGACAGCAGCAGCGATTTGCTGTCAAACGGGACTGTTTGGAACAGCTACAGCGAGATCACCGACGACAACCTTAGCTATCCGTTCTCTGCTGTTGCCGGCTCAGTCATCGACCGTGACCAGTACACCGACACGCCGAGCCGCACATATCATCTTCGCGGGCTGATCGTTGACGTACCGGATAACTACGAGCCAATTGCCAGAACTTACTCCGGGCTGTGGACGGGGGGCTTCAAAAAGGCATGGACTAACAACCCGGCGTGGCTGTTCCGTGAGCTGGCGAAAAACACCCGATTTGGCCTGGCGAAACGCGCCGGATACATCGATGTTGACGATGGCGCACTCTACATTCTGTCGCAATATTGCGATCAGCTTGTAGATGATGGGTATGGCGGCAAAGAGCCACGCATGACGCTCAACGCCTACATCACAGAGCAGACGAGTGCGCGAGACATTCTCGACAAGATAGCGAGCATGTTCCGTGGCATTGCGCTGTGGGACGGCCTGCGCCTGTCCGTAATGCTGGACGCTCCACAGGATCCGATTGCGACAATCACGAATGCCAACGTTGTGAATGGCGAGTTCAAACGAAGCTCTGTAAAGCGTTCAGAGAAATACAATGCGGTTGTAGTGTCCTGGACTGACCCCGACAACGGATGGGAGCAGGTGAAAGAGTACGTTTCCGACGATGAGATGATAGCCAAAGGGAACTACAACGAAACCACTCTGGAGGCGTTTGGCTGCACCTCTCGCGGACAGGCATGGCGGGCAGGTAAATGGCTGCTGGAAACAGCAAAGCGTGAAAGCAGCAGACTGTCTTTCCAGATGGCACGCGATGCTATCCACTTCACGCCGGGTGATATCGTTGAGGTCATGGATAATGACTACGCAGGAACTCGCCTCGGGGGGAGAATTGTTTCTCATTCCGGGAGGGTGATAACGGTTGACGCGGTTGATTCCTCGGTAGTAACGGACGGCTCCACTATGTCGATTATGGGGAGGGACGGAAAGTTCTCTCGCTATGAGATTGATGGCGTTAACGGAAACAACGTCACACTCAAAAACGAACCTGAATGGGTGAGGGCGGGAACTGTATTTGCCATTTCAACCGCAAGCGTGGCGATCCGCCTTTTCAGGATTCTGAGCGTTGCCGAAACAGAAAATAACTCTGTCTACAGCATTAGCGCCTCCCAGCACGATCCAAATAAGCAGGCCATTGTTGATGAGGGGGCTGTTTTTGACATTCCCAGCGATACCCTTAATGGCTACCGTGTGCCAAACATTGAAAATCTGCGCATCATTAACACAAATTCTGAGACCATTCAGGTCACAGCAACCTGGGAAACAGCTACAACCACAAAAAAGCTGATGTTTGAACTCTACGTTTACAGTGCTGATGGGAAATTAGTTGCGCAGTATGAGACCGATCAGTTCCGATATGAGTTTTACGGCCTGAATGCAGGAAGTTACACGCTTGGGGTTCGTGGTCGAAACGAAAATGGAATGAAAGGCGCTGAGACTCAGGTAAGCCTGATTATCGGAGCGCCTAAGCCCCCGAACTCGGTTCAGTGGATACCTGGCCCACTTCAGGCCACTTTAGTTCCGGTCATGTCTGTTACTGCCACATCTGATACTTCTTTTGAATTTTGGTACGCAGGTGAGACTCCGATTCCATTGTCCGACGACATTGAGAATAAAGCTCAATTCCTTGGCCGTGGCAATCAGTGGACCATCCAAAAACTTAAGTTTGACCATGTTTATTACGTTTATGTTCGAACTCGTAATGCATTTGGCGTTTCAGGATTTGTAGAGGCTTCTGGAAAACCAACGGACGATTTCAGTGATATCACTGGTGCAATCCTGGAGGACATGAAAGGCTCCGATACGTTCAAAGACCTGATCGAGAACGCGGTAGACAGCAATGAAAAAATTGCTGGCATGGCTGACGACATCAAACAGGCCAACGACGAACTGGCGCAACAGGCGCAGGAAATCGCCAAAAACGCCCAGGATATCGGGAAGGTTCAGACCAGCGTTACAAACCTGTCGAGCACGGTCGGAGATGTGTCTTCTTCTCTGAGCGAGCTTGAGCAGACAGTGGCGACGGCTGATACCGCGCTGGGCCAACGCATCGATAACATCAGCGTGTCTGTGGACGGCATGGCGGGGGGAGTGAAGAACTCCGCCATCGCGATTATTCAGGGCAACCTGGCGCAGGTGGCCGCGCGCAAAACGCTGTCGGCATCGGTCGCCGGTAACAGCGCGCAGCTGGACCGCATTGATGAGGTGATCGTCAACGAGAAGGAGGCAACGGCGCGTTCGCTGCTGAGTTTGCAGACTGACGTGAACGGAAACAAGGCATCCATCAACAGCCTGAACCAGACGCTCTCCGATTACCAGCAGGCTATGGCCACGCAGGTAAACAGCATCACGGCGACCGTCAACGGGCACACTTCAGCGATCACAACCAATGCTCAGGCCATCGCGAACGTTAATGGCGATCTGAAGGCGATGTACAACATCAAGGTTGGTGTCTCCAGCAACGGGCAGTATTACGCCGCAGGGATGGGGATCGGCGTTGAGAATACGCCGTCCGGCATGCAGTCGCAGGTCATCTTCCTGGCTGACCGCTTCGCCGTAACGCACCAGGCCGGAGCCACGGTGACCCTTCCGTTCGTTATTCAGAACGGGCAGGTGTTCATCAGAGACGCGCTGATAGGTGATGGCACCATCAACAACAACAAGATCGGCAACTACATCCAGTCCAATAACTATGTCGCTGGCTCAGTCGGATGGAGGCTGGATAAGGGCGGTACGTTTGAGAACTACGGTTCGACAGCTGGTGAGGGGGCGATGAAGCAGACTAATCAGACGATTAGTGTCAAGGATGCCAACAATGTGTTGAGGGTGCAGATCGGGAGAATTACGGGAACATGGTAACGGGAGGCCTCTTACGGGGCCTCTTTTTTTTCAGGAGAACTGGATGGCGGAATATGGTGTTCAGACATGGGACGCATCAGGCAAGGTAAACAACTATGGCGTTAAACCTGTCAGCGTTTGTGGCTATCTCCAGCTGGCCCAGAACCAGAAAACAGGCTCTTACACAGTAGCGCTTCCACCGGGTTGCAGGCTGACCTATTTTCAGAGCATGAACGGCGATCAGTTTGGTACGAGTCGGAGGAAGATCACCATTTCGGGGGGAACAGCAACAGTGTCAGCAGCAGGTGATACCGACTACTCAGCAGGGACTGAGCCTGCGGCAGCGGCTTATCTCATTTTCCAGATCGAGAGGGCATAAATGGCGGAGTATGGCGTTTTACTGACGACCACGAGCGGGGAAGTATGGGTGACCGCGAACAGCTCGCCAATCGCTCTTCAGGCGCGAAAGACAGCGGCACTTCAGGGAACATCGGGGTTCAATACCAAAGTGACGCACACATTCCCCGCAGGTCAGCCCGTTGTCGCGTTCGTTCATTGCACGGTTGAGGTCGAAATCACTCAGACGATAAGCGGGAACACCATCACGATTGATTTTCTCAGACCGAATGCAACCGGCACAGCGTACGTTTATTTTTTCTCTATTTTCCCGCAGACAAAGCCAGACTACGGGCTGGCTGTGTGGGATGCATCAGGGACGCTGATTTTAACAAACGAAACGCGCACGCTGAGCGATGTTGTCACCCTCGGTACCGCCGGGGTGGATGCCAGCTCAGGATACAACATCAATACAACTCTGGCGGGGAAGTGGGCCTGCATGCCTGCCATGCTGGGGCTAATTACCGGGGTTGTATCGGCTGGCGGTCAGCCGCAGCCATACTCGGCTATATACAAGAGCATGGCAAAACTTGAGGGAAGCAATACGCGGATATTCGCCAGGCCGCAGACAACCCCCGGCGGCAACCTTCAGAACGTTACGTATTCGAATCTGAGGAACGTGATTATGGCCATTAACTGCGCCAATTATGATTGATCGTTTTTAGCGATCAATTTCGAATAATTGATCTACCAAATCAATTATATCCCGTTGATTCATATTGTTATTGTGTAGCTTCATGAATGCCCTGGGATATAACCACTATGAAAAATATGATTCTTTGCCTGGCGGTAGCGGTATTGCTCTCCGGTTGCGCTGGCGTTATTGAGAAACAGCAACCCGTTTGCACCGGAACAGCCCTGGTCGGCGGACAGGAAAGCAGCGTCCAGATCTACGGAGTCCGTAAACAAAACAATCAGACGCAGTACCGCGCCGGTTGCCAGGGTCATGGGCAGGGCGCTGATTTGTGATGATGGTGAAGCGATAGAGGGGGAGGCTGCGGAAGAGGTTGAGGTGATGGGGCGGGTGACGTTCTTCAT